GCTTCTGCTGACGGAGGCGGTAAATCATGTCAGCGCAGTCAAACGCGCCGGCGGCCTGCCCGCCCGGACTGTCAATGTCCAGCAGTATGCCCCGCACCTGGCTATCTGCCATTGCCTGCTGAAGACAGGCGACAATGCCGTCATAGCCAGTCATTCCGGAAAATGGCCGCATCCCCCCCAGCCGGTGCACCAGCGTGCCGCTCACCGGCAGTACCGCAATACCGTTCACCACCCGGTAAACACGGGCCGGTCGTTTACCTCCGGCCATGTACTCGTCCGTTTCAGCCAGCATTCCGGGAGCATCAAGCTGTACCTGCTGTTGTGGTACCGAAAGACTTGCTGCCCCCATCTCGCGCCCGAGCGCGCAAAAGAAAACCCGCGCATAGCAGGGCCGCATCGGCACTCTGCGCCGGTGGCAACCACTCCGCCATTTGCCCGCCAAATCCTGCGCCGCCCCCGTTGTAGCTGAGACTCTCACGAAGCGGAACGCCGTTCACATCAATCAGGACAGGCGTTCGTTTCATAACCTCACTCCCAGCGGACGACGGCGACGTCGGGTTGTCCCCAGTACCGACTCCGCATCATTGATCGCCCGGTTAAGCTCATCCAGAGAAGCCGCCGTATATTCAATTCTGCGACCATCTTTCTGGACAGACACCACCCGTTTACCGGTTAATAAATCAAGGCGCGCCTGACGCAGCGCCTGTAGTTCAGCGACTGTAACCATTCACTCCTCCGGACAGCTTCGCTGCCAGTTCTTTAAGGGTTGGCCGGGTCGTCTCTTCTTCCCGGGATTTTGCCAGTACAGCCAGATCAAGCTGCCAGCGTTGCACGGACACACGTAATGCCGCGTAGGCATACACCAGGCAGTCCAGCGCTTCGTTACGCCGCTTTTTGTTATCCCACAGCAGACGCATCTTTCCTTTTTCCCACTTCTCCACAAGCTCTTCCGCGACCAGTTGCTGCGCCTCTGTCTGCGAAAAAATCTCCGGATCATCAGGAAAACGGATGGCATACGACGTGGCTTCATCCGCAGACGTGGGATCGGCTTTCATACGGGCATAGAGAATTTCTTTTGCGGTGTCCGTCCCCACTTCACACAGATACACGCCCCGCTGATTGCGGGTTTTCGGCATGGTGATCACCGGCTTGCCATAGACAGATGCGCCTTTTACCGGCAGCACCCGGAAAACACCGTGTTTTTTTGACCTCTGATAGACAATTTCACCATCGATCCCCCCGGTGTCCCAGCAGACACGGGAAATGGTCATTTCGGTTCCGTCTGCATGGCAGTATTTTTTGTTGATCGCCGCATCCACACGTAACAGCGTCTCTTCCTCATCGGGACGGCCCATAATGATGATTTTATCCACCAGAAAAGCTTCCTCTCCCGGTGCCCATCCCCAGACATACATCTCAAAACGGTTTCGCTGCGAGTCAATGCCCGCCGTCAGATAAACCACCCGGGCTGGCACCGCCGCCGTGTAATGCACGACCTTATCCATCAGTACCTGGTGATCGAGTTTTTCGCCCACGGCCTCTTCCCAGGTCTCGCCCAGCGTGGTGTTCACAAAGGTTTTCAGGCCGTTGGGATCTTTCAGTGCATCCAGCCAGTCATAGACTATCTGTACCCAGGTGGTGAACGGACTGTACGCCGTCCAGATATGGAACGTGATGGAGCGCGGCGGCGGAATTTCATTATCCGCGGCGCTGAAAAACGTCAGACCGTCACGGGTCCACATCCCCGTGTTTTCACAGATCCACCGCCCGTTGCTCTGGTCAAGCTCAGACTGATGGATCACGCAGCCATGATGTTCACAGAGGTAGAAAACGCTTTCGGGGCTGTCCTTCTCCCATTTAAGGCCAAAAGGCGTGGATTCATCGCCAAATTTCAGATACTGCTCCTCCCCACAGTGTGGGCAGGGCACATAAAAACGCATGAAATGCGCCGACTCGTTGGCCGCTTTTTCGATCTGGCAGGTGCCTTTGATTTTAGGCGTCGAGCCGCGAATGGATTTGGGCCATACAGAGCCCTCAATACGTTTATCCCCAAGCAGGGTTGGCGAACCCTCTTTTTCGACATCCGGTTCGAACGAGGAAAGTTCGTCATAGCAGACCACGTCCACGGATTTTTCACGGTAGTTTTTAGCGGCAGCCCCGCCCAGGCACCAGAAGCCCACGCCCGATGAAAAACGTTTCAGCGTGAGGGTATTATCACGATGTTTACGCCCAAACCACGGTGCAAGATCGAGTAAAACCGGCACATCCCTGATCGTGGGTTCCACATGAGATTTCATAAAATCTTCAGCAGCAGAACCCCTGACTCTGCCAGGCGGTGATGGTCCTGACATCAACGCCAAAAATATCGGCCAGTTTTTTCTTATTGACGTTCATACACTCCCCCGGGAACCAGAAAGGATCTGAAAATGGCGTTTTCTAACAAAAACAGCCTTTGTCAGATCCTTTTATATTTTTAAAATTCTATTGATAATCAATCAGTTAAAAAGAAGAAGAACGGATCTGATTTTTCCCTAAAAATTTTCATAAATAGCGAAAACCCGCGAGGTCGCCGCCCCGTAACCGGTCGGATCGCCGGAAAGGACCCACGAAATGATAATGATTATCATCTATATAAGGTTTATCACAACATGTGTGTACGCCATCAAACCACGAGAAATAATCAATTATGACGCAGGTATCGTATTAATTGATCTGCGTCAAATTAACGTAAAAGCAACTTCAGATAATACAAATCAGCAACACTGAATATGGGGAAACATTATGTCATCAAAGAACAGAACCCGCAGAACAACAACCCGCAACATCCGATTTCCAAACCAGATGATTGAACAAATTAACATCGCTCTTGATCTGAAAGGTTCAGGAAACTTTTCAGCGTGGGTTATTGAAGCCTGCAGAAGAAGGCTGTCAACAGATGCAACGCATCTGCGCCCGGCCAGCATGACAAATAACGAGAAATGAACGTTCGGTTACAGGAGCAAGCACCCACTGTCCTCCAACAATATTTCATCTTCATACCCGGCGGAACAAGACTTACCCAGCCGGAATGTACAGAATAACAACAGAGTGATAATTAATTTCTGATGAAATAATCAGGGTGCAGAAGGACTAAAGATAAACGTTTTCTTCACGCCTTTACGCGGCCTGTCCTTCTCAAATCGCCATTTTGCCATCGCCTTTACAACCTGCTCATCAAACAGATGGTGCGGCTCTGAACGGATAAACTCAATTCGGGTGACAGTACCATCAGCACCAATATCAAACTTCACATCAACCCGTCCCTTTATATAATTTGCCGCTGCATAGGCCGGATATTGTGGTAATGCCTTAACCAACTGTCGGGGCATATCTGTTTTATGTTGCGTACAGCCCATAACCAGAGAAGACAACAAAATAATTAACGGAAGATTTCTTTTCATTTTCATTCCCGGCACAGATAAGAATAAGTCTTATTCTAACAATGCCACCCTGTCGGTCATCAATCCTCTGCTTAATGGCAACGACAATTATCCGACTTAAATCACAAATCAGACACATGACATAACAGAGCTTGCGAGGTAACACATCGTCCGGTTTCTTCCACCATCGCACCGGACCAGCGACCATGAGGGGACAACGCCGCGCTCCGTTAACGCGGTAAACCCCGGTGTGTATCGTTTTTGATTATCCCGCACACTCTCGCAGAGGAGTCTCCCTGTCGGGCTGCGGTCTCTGTTAATGCAGGAATACGGCGACAATACCGCGCATGGATAATAAGGTCGCTCAACACACTGGCTGTAATGCAGCGGATACCATGCGGCATTTAGCGGCATTCATCGTACACTCCACGGTTAGCTCTTCATTCGTGGCATTCACCTGAAAGGTCCGGGAGTGTAATTGCGTACATTTACCACTGAACGAACCTTCAACAAGAACACGACCACGCTGCAAAATACGGAACGGAATTGTTCCCTGAAAAGGCTTTACGGTTACCAGTAATTTCTTCATGCATTCTCCGGATAACAAAAATACTAGTTAATACACTGAGTGCGGATATAGTCCTGCGCCCCTTCCAGTTGCTTCTGCATTGTCATCAACCGCTCTCTGAGGGTGAAATAATCCCGTTCAGCGGTGTCTGCCAGTCGGGGGCCGGTTGCATTATCCATTCCGGAGGTGCCGGTGGCTTCACGCACGGTACCGGAGCAGGTGGCGTTGATCCGCAGGCGCTTACGACCAGCGGCAACATCAGCACGCAGAGTTTCATTTTCAGCTCTCGCATCGGCTAATTCCCTCGAGTATCTGGCATCAAGTGCAGCAACATCACGCTGGCGCTGCTGCATATCAGTAATGGTTGCATTTGCCAGCTCCAGCTCACTGACTTTTTTATCGCGCTGCTCTTTGTAGGTTATGGCGTTATCACGGTAATGATTCAGCCCCAGACTAAGCGCACCACAGGCCACCAGCAGGGCAATGATGACCACGCACAGTACGCGGTTCATTTCACCACCAGCGTATCTGACCAATGAAATAACCGGAAGCCATAATCACAAACACCAGCCAGATAAGGATGAACTTCCAGGTGGATAATTTTTCAGCCATCATTCGAATCTCCCGAATCAGTTTGCTAAAATCAAACACACTTTCTCCTTTGACTTTTCCGGAGTCAGGAAACACAAAACCCCGCTTGCGGCCAACAAACGGGGTTTTACTTTTATTCACTTAGTTTTTGCCAGTTCGCAGGATTTCGTGTTATCCGCCCGTGTGAGCAAACCGCATTTTTCAGCAAAATATTCTGCTTATCTGTCAATTCCCCAGCACGCCAGCGCGCTCTCCTGGTCACGACGGGATACCTGACCGTAACAGTTGTTTGAACGAATACGGCAGTCTCTGCCACCGTCCTTAATCCACCAGCGAATCGCTTCGCAGGCACCTTTTCGATCACCTGCATTAATTCGTCTGTAAAACGTAGACGGGAAACACTTACCGGGACCAATGTTGTACGGACAGAATGACGCAATCCCCGCTTTCTGGGGTTCGGTCAGTGGCACTCTGATGTTTTTCTCCACCCATGCCAGCGCCTTATCACGTTCAATGGCGTTAACCTGGTCGCATTTTTCCTTCGACAACTTCATGCCCGGGACGACAGGTTTACCATCCAC